CGCCAGGTCAGGTAGGTGGATCAGCAAGCCGGCGCGGTACGGCTGCGCCTGCCTGGCCAAGTCCGGGTTGGCCTCGAGCACCGCCTCGACGGTGCCATTGAGGTGTCCGTAATACTGCTGGCAGAGCACGTCCAGCAGATCCCCGTCAGACGTTCTGCAGGTCGTTGCCATAGCTCACAAACTCCAAGGTAAAGCCCTGCTTACGCGGGATGCCGCCGGCGAGCAGGTTGCTCTGCTCTTCCTCGACGCTGACCAGGCACCAGTCGCCCAGCACCTCGCCATAGCCGGTGACCAGGTTCAGCGGCCGCAGGCCTCGCCCGATCGTGCGCAGGGTGTTGAGTTGTTTGAGACCGCCCTTGTGGTGCGGGAAGATCGCGCCCTTAAGGGTGATCTTCTCTTCGCCCAGGCCGACCGCCTGCTGGGCCACGCTCCGGCGCAGCCGCTCCTGGCCCGCCCAGCGGAAGGACGCCTGCCGGCGCAGCTCGTCGAATGCGGCTGTGTCGAGGTTGAAGTAGTACGGTTGCACGTTGGGGTCGTGCGTCTGAATGATCAGCAGGTGCGGATACGGCGCCACGGCCTGGGGCTTCGGGGTTGCCGAGGCTGCCAGGCTGCTGGACGGCACGACGCTGGCCAGCGCAGGGCTGGTCTTGCCGGCGAACTGGATCACCTTCGCTGAGACCTTGCTGGCCACCTGCTTGAAGGCGCCCAGCCGCTCCTGCACCTGGGCGACCCCGGACACGACACGGTTGTACGTCGACGCTACCTGGCCGACTCGCGCCTGGGCCATGTTGATGGTACGCATCATCCGGCCCAGCTTTTCACTGGCACCCGACGGCAGAAACGGGATGTTCTGCAGATCCGTGGCCGCGCCGGTGATGTTGACCACGGCAGTGTTGAGCGGGGCCAGCATGCCGTCCGCACTCTTGCGACCGGCCTCCCCTGCCGCCACCAGGCCCGACAGTGACGCCTCCAATTGCTGCATGTACGCCATAGCGGTTCCTTAGACGTGGGGTTGATCGAAGAGCTGGGTGGAGGCCATACGCGAGGCCGCCTCGCGGCTCCATGCGTCGAACATTTGCCGCAGCGTCCCCTCCGCTTCGCGCAGCAGCTGCGCCGGATCTTTCACGTCGCCCTGCACGTCGAGCTTGATGCTCGGCGAGAAAGAAAACGCTTGGTCGACCTTTGGCGCCGGCGGCGGTGTCGCTGCCTTGGCCGGAGCGGCATCGGGCAGTTTCGCCGGCGGCGCTGCGCTCTTGCTCATATCGCGCACCACGTCGCCTAATCCTGCAGGCGGCTGTGGCCTGACAGGATCTGCGCCGGGGAACCGCACCGCACTGGCTGCAGGTACCGGCACCACCAAGGGGACTCTGGCCGGTGCCAGTGCCGGTGCCGGTGCCGCCGGCGCAGGCTTGGCCTTGACCGTCTCGCCCAGCTTCGGCGTCGGGCCATGCTGTACGCCTGCCGCAGCTTTGGCCTTGGCTTGCGCCGCCTGGGCCTGCTCGGCTTCGTACTTCTCCCGGTAGCCCGGAGGCACTAGGTCAGCACCCGGGAAGCGCACCCGACCCGCCGTCAGCGCTGGCACCACGAACGGATCTTCGCCGCCTGGACCATACTGCACACTTGGCGCTGCTGCGGCCTTGGCTTGCGCGGCCTGGGCCTGCTCCGCCTCGTACTTCTCCCGGTAACCCGGAGGCACCAGGTCAGCACCAGGGAAGCGCACCCGCCCGGCCGCGAGCGCCGGCACCAGAAACGCGTCCTCGGAATCAGGGTCGCGCGGGTCATACGACACCGCCGGCGGCGATGGCTTGATCTGCCGATCGGCAGGCGGCGTGACGGGTAACGTCGCTGCAGGCGTAGTGGATGGCTTCGCCTTGGCGTCTTCTGCCTTGGCCTCTTCCGCGTCCTCGCCGAACAGGCGCTTACCCAGCCAGCCGCCTACTGATTCACCGCCAAGCCCGCCGAGGAACGCGCCGACTACACCGCCGACCGCCGTACCGATCACCGGTACCACGGACCCGATCGCCGCACCTGCAGCAGCGCCAGCGAGCGTGCCTGCCATGCCTCCAGCGGCGCCGCCATAGCCTTCGGCCTTCTCGTCCTGGGTCTTTGCATTCATCGCCACGTCCAGGACCGTAGCCCCGCCGTCGATCAGCTTGCCGCCGGGCACGAACTTGCCCAGGCGCGTGACACCGCGCAGCGCACGGGCGGCCTTGCCCAGCTTCGACATGCCGGTTAGGGCTGACGGCGCTGCAGGTGGCACGGCCGGAATCTGCGGCTTGGGCACAGGCACCTTGATCGACGGCTTGGTCTTGGCAGCAGGCCCACCAGCACTGCCCCGTCGCGCGGCGCGGCGACGCTCCCGGCGTCGAGTTCGCCGACTGCCCTTTGGACCGCCTGCGGGGCCGTTATTAGCGACCCGACTGCCAATCCCACCGATGGCATCGGCGTTGACCACAAACACGCGCTGCGGGTCGTTGGCGGCCTCTGCGGCCTCAGCCGAGGCGCCCGGTGCGAACACCTTGCCCAGCAGACCCAGCCCGGTGTCGAGCACCTTGCTGCCGGTCTTGGGCAGGTGGATGGGCGGCCGCGCGGTCCGGTTGCCCCGGCTGGCCATGCCCTCCAGGCTGCGGCCGAGCGCGATGTTGAGCACCCCGCGCCCGATCTTCAACGCACTGCGCGCTGTCACGAAGGCCATCACGGCCGCCGTGACGCCGGCAATGCCCATGACCAGCGGCTGGAAGTCGTCGGCCAGGGCGGTGACCTTGCGCGCAACCAGGGTCAGCCCCTTGGCCGCCAGGTCAGTGGCCGGGCGAATGGCATCGCCAATGCTGCGCATCGAGTCGTCGACCGCCTGGCCCAGTTCGGACCACTGCTGTTTCGAGGTCTCGCGGCGCTCGGCCAGGTTTTTGTCGAGGATGCCCGAGGCCTTGCGCGAGTCGGCCTTGAGTTCTTCGTAAAGTCCGCGGTTCTGCCCGTAGGCGGTGAGCGCGGCCTTGACCTGCATGTCGGCGAAGATGTCGCCAGTGCGCAAGGTGCGCTCCAGCGCCTCGAGCGCGGCCTTGGCCTTCTCCGGGTCGGCCTCCTTGTCGATGTTGGCCTTGGCCTCTTCGATTTTCTTGGCCTTGGCAGGATCGGTCGCCTGGACGTACTTCATGGCCAGGGCCATGGACGACTCGATGACGTTCATGCCCTTCTGCAGGCCGGTGTTCAGCGAGGCCTGATAGTCGATGCCGGCGTCCTTGTACGCCTTGACCACGTCGCCGGCGCCGATCTTCTCCATCCAGTTCTTGAAGTTGTTCGCCGCCTCGTCCGAACTGCCGGCGGTCTTCATCTGCACCTGCAGCATCGAGCCGAGCGAGGTCACCGCGTCCAGCCCGGTGATGCCGTTCTTCTCCATGCCGGCGAGCAGCTGCGGGAACCACTTGGCCATGTCGTTGGCCTCGAAGCTACCGGCCTGGCCTTGGTAGGCGATCGCCTCCAGGGCCTGCTGCATGACCTTGGGGTCGCTGATCTTGGCGTTCTGCTCGAGCGCCTGAATCATCGACGCCGTGTCGACGCCCGAGGCGCCCTGGCCTACGGCGAACTTGGCCGCCACCGGCGCGTAGGACATGGCCTTGTCCAGGTCCATGCCGGCACCAACCAGCTGGTTGACTAGGTCGGCCACGTCGTTACGCGACATGCCGGTGTCCTTGGCCGTGTCGAGCACCGTGCGGCTGAGCTGCTGCTCCTCGGGCTTGTTGGCGATGTCGGCCTTGATGGCGATGTCGCGGATGATGGCCTGATAGTTCGCGCTGATCGTCGTCGGTACCGCAGCCAGGCCGGTGGCGACCACGGCCTGGCCGATGTTGGACTTGAGCGTGCTCTTGCCCGCCTGCAGCTGCTGGTGACCCTTGAGCTGCAGGTCGGCCGCCCTCGCCTCGCGGCCCAGGCGCTGGTACTCGCGGCCCAGTCGGCCGACCTCGATCCCCTGCCTGCGCAGCGCATCCAGGTTGCCGTCCAGTTTCTTTTGCAGCTTGTCGGCGTTGGCCGACCCGCTGTCGTGCGCGCGCTTCCACTCCTCGCGCAGCTTGATGGTCTCGCCGATGGTGCTCTTGAGCACCTTGGCCTTGTTGCCCTTGGCCTCGAGCTTCTGGATGCCGTTTTCGACCGTCCTGAACGCGGCGCCGACCGACGAGGCGACCGCGCCGCCGATCACCAGCGATAACGCTACCCTGCCCGCCATGGATACCTCCCCTGCCCGCTCAGTCCGTGAGCCACCAAACCATGTCGGCATACGACATGGTCATGATTTCTTGCGCGGAAAAATGCAGCTCGGACGCCAGGCGCCTGGCCGCATGCTTCAACGTCTGCGGGTTACAGTTCGTCTTCTCGCACCAGAAAGTTGTACCCGGTGGCCAGGCGGTTGTAGTCCTTGTAGGTCAGCCCTTCCAGATCCTTCACCCCCACCTCGGACAGGGAGGCAAACAGGTTCAGCTCGCGCTGCTCATCGTCGTCACCGCCGGTCTGCGTAGAGGCGCGTACGTCGCGCACGGTAGGCGAGCGCATGGTGATGATCTGCACGTTCACGCCGTTGACCGAGCTTGGCTTGGTCAAGGTGACGGTGACGCTGTCGGCGCTCAGGTTCAGGTACTTCGGTACTGGCTTGCTCATGGGGATGGTGTCCTTGGGAAATAGTCGAGAGGCGACCCAGGTGTCATGGGCCGCGAAGGAATCAGAGGATTGGCCTTACAGGCCGAGGTCGGAGCGCTGGCTGGCCAACTGGTCGGTGCCGTTGATCACGCGCTTCATGCCGATCGGATCGATCTCATAGATCAGCTCGCCGCCGACCTCGAGCTTGTAGTAGGCGACGGCGATGCCATGCTTGACCTCGGCCTTGTCGCCGGCCTTCCAGTCGCCCATGTCCAGTTCCTTGAGCAGGCCGCGCAAGGTGACGACGACCGCCTTGGTTGCGCCGCGCTGGCCTTTGAACGAGCCACGGAACGTGCCGTTGAAGGCGTTGCCGTCAGCCAGGCCGAAGAACTTCAGCGACTCCTTGCGCACGCCGGTGGTGGTGAAGTTGGCTTCCATCTTCTCCATGCCCATGTCCAGCTCGATGCCGATGTCCATGCCACCGGCACGGTGCTCCTCGGTCTTGAGCGTGAGCTTGGGCAGGGTCAGGCTGGGCACGTCGCCGTTGAAGCTGACGCCATCGACGAACATATTGGTGTTCGCCAGGGTTTCGGGAATCAATGCCATGCGGGGCGCTCCTTAAGCGGCTTTGTCCAGGACTTCGGTGAGCCACTGATTGGTCACCTCGACTTGGAAAGTGGGGTTCTCGGCCGGCGGCACGTCGGTGAAACGGATGTTCCAGTACACCTTGCCCTGCTCGAGCTGAGTCGCGGTGTTCAGCACGGGATCTGCGTACACCTCGAAGTTGATGATCGCGCCCTGATTCTTGAGGTCGCGCATGAACGCCTGCAGGCCCTCGGTCACGTCCTTGACGTAGGTCGCGGTAATGCCTCGATCGACCGCCCAGCGGTGACCGTACAGGATCGCGTCCATGACCATGTCCATGGTCCGCACGCGAGTGACGAAGGCCCACTTGGGATCGCTCGACAGCGTGCGGTTGCCCCACAGGCGGTAACCGTCCTCGCGGATGATGGTCGTGATATTGGCGTTGTTCAGCAGGTTGGCCCGGCAGGTCTCGTCGCCGTCCAGGAACTCGACCGAACGGGTGGTACCGGTGATGCCGACGAACTCCTTGTTGGACGGCGAGGCCCAGAAGCCGTACTCGGCATCAGTCCAGGCGAACAGGCCAGCGGTATAGGCAGAACCCGACGCGTCGACGGTGGCGTTCTTGGTGGTGTCCCAGTACTGCACGCCAGGGTCGACAATGAACACGCGCCTGGAACCGAAGTTCTTGGCGTAGGCCATGGCCGCCTCGTCCGTGGTGCCCGGCCCGTCGATGATGGCGAGCGCGCGCAGCTTGCCGGCCAGTGCATCCATGGCCGTGGCCACCGCCAGGGTCGCGCTGTGCTTGGGCGCGATCAGCAGACGCGGCTGGGCGTTGAAGCGGCTCTTGCCGTCCAGCAGCGCCTGCAGGCCGCTACGTTTGCCACTGGCCAGCACCCCACCAATGATGGCCGAGGTCTGCGCGGCCGCATCGGCGCCCTTGGCCACGCCACAGGCGACGATCACCGCCTTGGCCCGGCCGAAGATCGCCTGACAGGCCTTGGTGATGGCCGCGTCCGCCCCCCAGGCGGCGATCGCCTCGCGCTCGTTGGTGATCAGCAGCAGATCGCCGGCGGCCGCAGTCGGTGTGCTCGAGGCGCCAGGGCCTGGGGTGAAAGTGTCGACCAGACCGATGATCGAGGAAGACGGCAGCGCAACGCTGCGCGCCCCGGTGTCGACGTTCGAGACCGTGACGCCGTGAAAGAATCCAGCCATGTATGCTCCAGGCAAGACAAGGGCCGCGCATGGCGGCCCTGCAGAAACGAAAACGCCCCAACAGGTGGGGCGCTCAAGGGATAGTGCGGATCAACGTCAGGCGTTGCCGAGGCCGACCACGCTGGCATTGATCTTGGCGATGGCTGCGTCGGCGACCGCCTCGGCCTCATCGTGATTCGCCGCCTTGAGCGCCGCCTGCTTGCCCGCCAGGCGCGTAGCCCGCACGGCATACAGCGCGGTTTTCCAGGCAGCGGCCTTCGCCAGAATGCCCTCGGCGGCCTCTTGCGCAGACAAGCCGGCTGCATCAGCCCAGGCCTGCACCGAGGCCGGTACCTCACCGGCGAACTCAGCCGCCTGGAAGGCTTTGGCCTCCTGCTCGGCCAGCTGGTACTCGAGCACGCGCAGCGAGTTGCCCACGACCGCGATGCGCGCGCTGTCGGCGGCTTCGTCGACCTGCTGGGCCGCGTACAGCCGCGCCGCGCCCAGGGGCAGCGCGGAGAAGGTGAAGCCGGTGTAGTTGTTACCGTCGAAGGAGATGTTCAGGGAGTCTTTACGCATGGGGACCTCAGAGCTTGGCGATGTTGGTGATGATGTTCGGCAGCGTGCTTGGATCCTTGCCCGCAGCCACACCGGTGACCATCGAGCCTTCGAGCGCGGCCGGGATGGTGGTGTTGATGGCCGATAGCGACAGGCAAGGGATGCCAGCGCCGATGATCTTGCCGGCGAAGGTGCCGCGCAGCTCGAAGGCCGCGTTGTAGAGCTTGACCGGCAGGAAGACCGGCATCGAGTTGCCGCCGGCGTAGATGAAGGCGTAGTAGGTGCCGATGGTGCCAGTAGCCGCTGCAGAGTTCGGCAGCGACAGGGTCAGGTCGGTGATCTCGAACGAGGCATCGCCCTTGGCCTGGAACGACCCCATCTGGCGTACACCGTCGGCGGCAATGTACTCATTGAGAATCAGCTTGCTGCCGGTCACCAGACCGCTTTCGCTGCGCAGCACCACGCGACGATTGTTCACCACGATGGTCGAGTCCAAGACGTAATCCTTGACCAGCAGGATTTCGCAGGTGCCACCCTTGGGCGTCGACGCCAACGCGCGGGTAATGGTCTTCATCGGTGCGTCGACCGTGCCCAGGGCGGTGTCGTCGCCGGTCGACTGGCTG